AGTCCAGTGGGTAGTCTGGTTTGAGCAATCGCGGTAACGCGAAATTGAGCGCCAACTGATGTACCCGGTGTGCGGAATGGATTGCTGTTACTGATAGTGGAATAAACATTAAAGCGGTCATCAATTCTCCACAAATTTTGAGATGTTGGTGCTGTTTGGACAACCGTTATGGTCGGGTCATTCCATAAAACAGTGACACCAGACCAATGGCTTGGGTTGGAATATGTCGTTGATTGCAGTGTTAATTGGATTGTTTTTGTGCCATCCGTAAAGTTAATGGCTGCACTGGTGCCGGTGCCCACGGCAAAATTGCGAGCTGGGCCAAACAGTTCTTCGTAAAAACCTTGCGCACGCCCTTGAACTTCGGTAACTGTTCTGATGCCTGCGATTCGAAGGACGATGCTGCTAGATGCAATCGGTCCACCAGGTGCGTTGATGTATGGGTTGCCAGGACTGATGGCTCGCGTGATTGTGATTTGTTCGTTGAGGGTCCAAGAACCAGTAGATGAAACAACCTCGTATCTGGTTATGTCCCACGTAAATGCTTGACCGCTATAATGTCCTATTCGCGCAGTTTTAGTTGCTGTGTAGCGAACAATGATGGTCCGCGCACCAATAACCTCCTCCGCTGTCGCCGTAGCCGTACCACCAGCTGAAATGGGAGAGGAGGACGGATTGCCAAATATCTGCCATGCAAATGACGCCATGCGGCCATCAGTGACCGTACCGGGCAGGGAGAAAATCGAGACGAAACTTAGGCTGCTTGGGTAAGTGGCGCCAGCTTCCTCTTCCGGGAAGAACTTAAAAACTTCAACGGCACTCGGATAGGTTGGAAGGCTGGTTCCGATTGCTCCGGGAGACGGTTTATTCAGCAACTCAATGTTCTGCTGTAAGTCGGTCTTGAATACTCTGATAGCTGAGGCAGTTACGGTAAAGCGTCCGTAACGCGTATCTAGATTGCTGCTCAGCAGCGAGCCTGTTGAAGTGGCGTTGAGTAGCCAAAACTCAGCTGTGTTGCTTGAGTTCCGCATATCCGCCCCATTTTTGGGGATGAACTTGAACTCAAACTGTTGGGTTGTTGGATGCTTGAAGCGGATATAGTTGTATTGATCGACGGGTTCGTTGCCGACAACTACAAAACGCACATTGAGATCGGTCCATGCAAAGGCATTGCCGTTGGCATCAACACCAGCCGGACGGACAAACATCGTAAAGGATGACGAACGCCGAATGTACTTATTGATGCTGCCGCTTTGTAGGTTGATGCGGTTTAACTCAGACTCAAATAGCTCGGTCGGCGAAGGTAGGGACTGGAAGTTGCAGATGCCGTTCAGGCGTTGGAATACTTGACTGCGGATGCCGATCTCGGTTACATCGCAGGCTCTTGTATTGCGAACGCTGGCAATGTCACAACGCAACAGCGGGTAAAAACTGGGGCCAATAAAGTAGGGGCCGCTTTCGGTGTCAGTTAGATAGTTGCGTGCCAACACTGCGTTTGATACCACGCCAATTAAATTACGCCCCAAGATGTCGATACATTTCAGGGTGACAATTTGTGGTCTTCTATCTTCTGAACGCCAGATAGCGATTGAGCGAGCTGTTACTTGCCACAATGTGCGCCCAATCATGAACAATTCGCCAACCTGCAGAGCGTTGTCGGCGGCAATTCGCTCTTCGTTCAGCGCACTATTGATGTCGTCAATCTTGACGTTGCCGTCTGCATACAGCGTGTCAGACAGTTGCGCTTCTGAAATCGTGAATTGGATTGTGTCGCCAATCGAAACTGACCGCTCTTGATAACCGACAGAATCGGAAACGGTGGTGCCGTTGTGGGAGGTAACACCCATCCTGCGGCTGTAGTTTCGCCCTGTGCCGGGCATCCCTGACTCACGGATTTTGACGGCATTGTCTAAACCGTTGTTGTCGCCCGTGATCTTGACTCGTTCCAGCAGCAATGTGTTGCCGGGGTCATCAACGACACCATCAACGCGAGGGAACGCAACGATGCGCCAGTTGACTCGGTAGCCGGTGCCGTTGGCGATTGGGGCGTAGCAGCCAAATTGTGCGTTGTTGGTCAGGCTATGGACAGAGCTGAAACCTGTGTCAACCTCACTGACACGAGTGGGGCAACTAAAAATGTCGTCCTGTGTTTCGGGGTCGCCTGTAGCGCCAGCAGCCCTCGTGCCGTACAACAGGTTGGATGCTTTGATTCGGCTGTACCCCGAGGTGGTGCTGCTGCCTTTCCAGTAGAACGCAAAGGTGTTTGAGTAAATCGTTGAAAGTGCGCCGTTTCCAACGAAGATGCCCTCAAGGTTTGGCGCAGTTATGCCGCCATAGGTGCCGTTGTGGGAATAGCCTTGTTCGCCTACAACAAACAGCAGCTTGACACCCTGTTGAGTGCCGTAAGAGAACATCCGGCTCCACACGAGCTTGGGACTGACGAGGATGCCGCCATTAGCGTCGGTGTAGCGCCCAAAAATGATTGAGATCGGATCGCCATAGTTGGCGAGTTCTGCTTGAGAGTCGAAGCCGGTGGTAGGTGAAAAACGAGTGGAACCTGTAAGGCTGTCCAGGGCTTGGTTCTGAACAGATACGTCGCGGGCGCCAGGTGCAGTGAAAGGCTTTGGTTTAGGGGTTAGTAAATATGAAACCGCTGTACTGGCTGCGCCAATTACAAGGCTGACAATGATGGCTGTTGCTGTCGCATCACATTGAATATCTGGGATCAGTTCGTATTCAGCCGGTCTGATGCGGCCACGGCGTTCGGCTTCAGCCGTAAACCTCCGATACTCCTCTTCACTACAGCCGATTATTTCAATAAGCTGCCTCTCGAACGGAAGCAGTGGCAACCGTTGAAGTTTTGCGCCGAAGTCCATGCGACTTTTCGCAGATGCCGGTTGATGTATAAAATCCCGGTCTGCCATACGACGCCAAATGCCCAAGTCTCTTGGGGAATCAGCAGAACGTCTCCATCGTACTCGGGACGCTCGATACGGCGACCCCACGACAGCAGATCCCTTGCAATTTGGCGTGTTGTGGCTGTGTACCAGCCTTGATTAAACGGCGGGGCGTCAATCTCAAGACGGTGCAAGACTTCGTACACCACATGGATGCAATCAATTTCCGCCTCAGTACCGTCAGCGCCAAGTCGATACGGACGCCCAACTAGGTCACTGCAGTCGCACACCGCTGGTAACTGGGATGGCGCCAATGAGGCGTTGGGTCAGGCGTCGCAAGGGAACATCAGCGCCAACTGCATCCAAAACTGTGCTGAGGGTCAGGCTGACCTCCGTTTCGTTCCACTGGCCGCCTGCTGTTTGTCCGTAATACTCGTGGAGCAGATTAAAGCTGGTGCGGTCGTCGGGATCCAAAATCATGACGCGGACATGCGCTAGCCAGCGATTTTCGATTGCTTCCACAGCCCACGCACGGGTCAAGGCGTTATTGGGAAAAACCAGTGTTGCCTCGGTATTGTCGCCAGTGCGATTGACCGTGACACCCGAAAAGCCAAACGGTGCAAAGTTGTACCCGCTGTTTTGGTATGTAATCGTTTCTCCAATAAAAAAGTTTTGGAATTGCTGGCGGGTTCTAGTGCTTGCTGTAAATGTCAGCAGGTTGCCGATTGCTAGTTCCATTACATCCCAAGCCGCTTACGGGTGCCGGTAGACATTTGCAGCCTACGCAAGGTGCGTTGTTCGCCTTGGGCGGCGCCTTGTTGGGCAGCTTGTTGCATACCTTGCTGGAATTGGTCGGCGGTCACGTAATCCACGCTGTTGATGCGCTCCACCGTGTAGCGAACATCAATGGCGCCCGGAGCCAACGTGGCGGTGCCGCCCATGCCGCCTTCACTGTCGCCTGCGGGAATTACGGCGGATCCACGGGCACCGGCGGCGTAGCGATTCATGGCGCCACGCATCTTGCTGGCGGGAATGACGTACTCAGATTCACCAGCTTCGCCAATCAAGGCATTGGTTGGACCTGTGACGAAGCCGCCTTCGGCAAAACCAAGGGCTGTGGGATCTCCACCAAATGCTCGCGCTAAGTGACTAAATATGCCTTTTCCATCTTTTCCGCCTAAAGCGCCAAAGGCTTGAGCCAAAGCGTAAAAGATTAACATTTTGCTAACAGCCTGAAGTATTTCTTGCCCGATATTTGCCAAAGCTTGTCCAAGGTTTTCCGTTGAACTGGTAACCGCGTCAATAGCACCGCCAACACCATTGGCAATTTGACTACTAATCCCTCCGTATAAAGCATCCAGAGCCTGTTGTTCGGCCTTGATTGCCTTGGCTTTCTTTTGTGTTTCATCAAGTTCTTTATTGGCTAGACGATAAGCAGCCACCTGAGCATCGGTTACACCTTTGTTGGCCTTTTTAAATTCCTGAACTTTTTGCTCAATCTCAACCTGCCTGCGCCCCTCTTCGGTGAGCTGACCTTCTAATGCAATTTGATTGGCAATGTCAGTCATCGCCTCTTCTATTGCCTTGGTACGATCAGCCTGAAGCCGCTCTAGCTCAGCCGCTGTTTGAATACCAGACGCCTCAATTTGAGATTGTGCATTGCTAAACAATGCCTGCTTTTCACGCTCACTGGTAACACCTTCAAGTGATTTTTGATATTGCTGCAAGATTTGCTGATTTCGTTCTTCACCTTGCAAACGAATTGCCAACTGCTGATCACCAGCAATTTCAGCCTGTGCAATTTTGCCGCGTATAAACGATAGTTGTTTTGTGGATTCGGTTTCCATGCGAATGCCACGAATACGAGCTTCAAGTTGAGCGCGTTCTTTGGCAGCTCTTTTGGCATCTTTATCATCTTCTTTAGAGCTACCACCAGAAGGCGCCAGCAATGCAGGAGGAGCGCCATCTGGAACAGACGGAGCGGTAGGCGCAGCAGCCACGCCCATGCCGGAAGTTACCAAGGATTTTCTTAGACGCTCACGATATTGCTGAACTTCAGCATCCAATGGATTTGCCGCACGTGGACCAAATCTCATTCGGGTTCTTCTATTTGCCTCTTGATATGCCTGCGCTTCAACGCCAATACGCTGTGCATTATTTAAACGTTCAATCAGCGCATTGACACCATCAATTAAGAACTTGAATACGGGTTCAAAAAATTTGCCAATATTTTGAGCAAGACGCTGGAAGGAATCTTGCAGTGTACTAAGTTTGCCGTTAAGGGTATCGCTTTGAGCAATGGCGCCATTGGCATACTTTCCACCAGCATCAGTTAATTTCTTTAGCGCATATTCAACAGATGCCGCACCAATTTGACCTTTTTGAAGCGCCTTCTGAAATTCATCGCCACTTAATTTGTATTCATCTTTAAGGATTTTTTGCAGCGCAACACCACGCTCTTGGAACTGCAGCAACTCCTCACCCTGCAACCTTCCTTTGGCTTGAACTTGTCCATACGCAGTAACAAGACCCTGAAGCTCTGCGCCGGTTGCACCACTTACATCAGCAAGGCGACGAGTGGTGTCAACAACATTTTCGGTGGCAACACCAAACGCCTGTAAACGCTTAGCCGCATCAATTAGCTCGGAACTTGTAAATGGTGTAACTGCTCCAAGATCCTGAAGCTGTTTAATAATCTGTGTTGCCTTTTGTGCGCTGCCAGTCAATACCTGGAGGCTTTTGGCTTGGCTTTCGACTTCTGCGGCTTGAGTAAATACTAACTTGATCGCCTGAAATG